CAACGCATTGAGGCTGCATCTATGTTTGCAACTAAATTCTTTCCAGAAAATTCTATGCCAGCAATTGAGCGCATGTTTGAAACTCACGAAGGTATTTTAGCAGTAGAAGCTATTCAAGAAGCTATGAAAGATGGCAACTTTGCTGGAAGTGCTGAGCCTGTTTCTGGTTTAAGTGAAGATAATTTAAGGGAGATGATGCAAGACCCTCGCTATTGGAGCAAGAATGATCCTGCATATGTACGGCAAGTAGAGGCTGGCTTTAAGAAACTCTATGGAGGATAAATTATTAAAACGTGGTAGGTTTTATTTAACTCCATTTAAGTTAGAGCATATTGATGAAGTTGTTAATAATCTAAGCTATGAAAACGTCAGGGAGATAAAACTCCTTGGCTACAATAGTGTTAGAGAATGTATTGACGACATGGTTAAACATGCTGATTGCTATTTAGTTCGAAAGGAAGGCCAAGTATTCACAGCTATTGCTGGCCTTTGGTATGAAGATAGTAGAGAGATACCTCAATTTTTTGCAATGTTTTCCCAACGTTTAAAGAAAGATTTTAAATCTATAGCTCGCGGATCAAAAATGTTAATTAATTTTTTAGACACGCTTCAAGATGAGATGTCTATGAGGATTTTAACTGACCATGAGTTCATGTTGGACTGGGCTTCATGGCTAGGATTTGAAGCAGTTGGCATTACTAACTATAATTCTAACAATTATGTTGATTTTGTGCGTTGCATTTCACCACAAAAAAGTGCTTATAGTAATTCATCACGGCCCGTGATGCACTGAAAGGCCCATTTGGATACCCTTGTCGATGTGAAGTAACGGATACCCGAGTAACCGAAACTTTATATTTAGGAAAAGAAAATGGCTAATACAATCGACCAAGCTTTTATTAAGCAGTTCGAAACAGAAGTCCATATGGCTTATCAGCGTATGGGTTCTAAGCTTCGAAACACAATCCGTTCAACAAACGTATCTGCATCAGTAGCACGATTCCAAAAAATCGGTACTGGTACTGCGTCAACTAAATCACGTAATGGTAACGTTACGCCGATGGAGCTAGCGCACACTAATGTAGAAGTCACAATGGCTGACTACTACGCTGCAGAGTACATTGATAAGTTAGACGAATTGAAGACTAACATCAATGAGCGTCAAGTTGTTGCTCAATCTGCTGCTGCCGCATTAGGCCGTAAAACAGATGAGCTAATTACAGCGGCATTAGATGCTGGTGCAAGTAGCACACAAATACATGACACAAATTCTGCTCTTGAAAAAGCTGACTTGCTTTCATTATTTGAAACAATGGGTACTGCAGATGTTCCAGAAGATGGACAACGCTACCTTGCTATGTCCCCTGCTGGTTACACTGACTTGTTTTCAATTAATGAGTTTGCTTCATCAGATTACGTTGGGCCTCAAAACCTTCCGTTTGCTGGTGGTATGACAATGAAAGAGTTCTTGGGTTTCAAGATTTTCTCAACGTCTGCCGTAGCTGCTGGTAAAAACTTTGCTTACCATACATCAGCGGTTGGTATCGGAATCAATGCCGATGTTAGCACTGAAGTAAATTATGTAGCTGAGAAGGTATCTCACTTAGCGACTTCAATGATGTCAATGGGATCAATTGTTATTGATGCTAATGGTGTTTACGAAGTTCTTGACAACAATTAAACTGGAGTAAAAAAATGGCTTTTAATGCAGCAAACTTAACTCGCATGGCTGGTGCTTCTGGAGTGTCTTTATGGCACTACACATCAGCAGATTCAATTGCGACTGTAAATTCGGCTGGATATTTTAATGGTGCTTCTTCCATGATGAATATTCGTGACGTTATTATCGTTGTAGACAGTAACACTCCGACAACAAATCTTGCAAATGTACTTACAAATACATCAGCAGGAGTTGTAGACATTTCTAATGGCACTGCCATTGTAGAAACTGACGGAGATTAATAAGGAAGGGGGCTTCGGCCCCCTTTCATTTCTATAGATAGGTTGATTAGATGCCAGCAAATACACCAATAAAAGTATGTTCACGCGCCTCCGTCCTAATGGGCGGTTCTCCTATTTCAGCCTTTGACGAGGGTACAGCTGAGGCTGATGTCGTCGATGCTCTATACGAAGACATTGCAAGATCGTCTTTGACTAGCAGTCGTTGGCGATTTGCCACCAACCAACAAGTTTTAAATCGTTTAGTTTCTGCGCCTACAGGAAGATTTGATGCAGCATATCAAATGCCATCTGACCTTCTTATGCTTAGCGCAGTTACAGTAGGCGATCACCCCATACAGTATGATACATATGGGGATAAAATCTATGGAGACATAGATACTAATGATGTTGTTATTGCTGATTACATTTACAGAGCAGCAGAAGCGCACTGGCCTCCATACTTTACGTTGGCAGTAGAGTTTCAAGTTGCTTCAATGTTGGCAATTTCTATTGCAAGAGACGCTAATTTAGCACAGATGATGGATCAACAGGCGGAGCGCCAAATGATAAAAGCTCGCAGACTTGATTCACAGCAACAGACTACTCGAAAACTACAGACAACAAGGTTTATAGCACAGAGGCGTAGCTAATGCAGAAAGTAAGGATTCCACAAAATAGCTTTCAATTTGGTGAGATTAGCGAAAGCACTATAATGAGGACTGATAGTCCTATTTATTCAGCGTCTGCTCAGAGTTTAGAGAATATGATTGTCTTGCCCGAAGGCGCTGTTAAGAAGCGGCATGGTTTAAAGTTTCATGCAGCTAATGGTCAAACAAATAAAGACGTATACTTAGCTCCATTTATATTTGATGATAACGAAAAATATATAATTGCAATTGGTGAAGCTTACATTCTTTGTTATAGGCTTTTAACAAATGGAACAGTAAGTCTTGTATCAACTATAACTGCTGATACAGCTTCTGCTTCTTTACCTTTTGACGCAGATTACATACGGCAACTTAATACAGCACAGTATGGCGATGTTATGTTTATATCCCACCCTCTGTTTGCGCCTCGTATGTTATCAAGAACAAGTCTTACAGCTTTTGAATTAAGTACATATAGCTTTGATGAAAGCTTTGATGGTCACAATACTCACCAGCCATACAGCAAGTTTCATGCTACAAGCACAACACTTGCAGTAAATAATACTTCTGGAAATGGCAGAACATTAACTACAAGTGCAGCTTATTTTGATACTACAGGTAAACACGTCAATACAGTTCTGCGCTATGGTGGAAATGAAATTTTGATAACTGCTGTAGCTAGTTCTACTAGCGCGACTGGTAATATTATTGATACTTTAGATGTGCGTTTAAGCATTTTAAATCCATTAAGAACAAGAAACGGAAGCGCTATTATTGAGGTCACGCAAATAGAACATGGTTTTGCTGGCGGTGAATCTATTGCTTTTTCTGATGCTGTTGCTGTTGGGGGTATAGTTGCTACCAATATAAATGGCTCAAGGACTATTGGAGATGTATTAGATTTGAATACATATACAATTACTGGTGGTTCTAATGCAACATCAGCCGAAGATGGAGGCGGTTTTGTTAAAGTGACTACTGGAGCTGCTACTCATATATGGGATGAACAATCTTTTTCTGCTTTGCGAGGCTATCCAGCTGCAGTTACCTTCCATGAAAACAGATTATGTTTTGGTGGTACTATTGCAGAGCCTGATACAATTTGGATGTCCAGTCTTGGAGAGTTCTTTGACTTTAATGTTGGGGATGCCGAGGATACTGATGCAATTAATTTAGTTGCTGCGACTGGTGATGTTAATGAAATTAGGTATATGAGGTCGAATCGTGACCTACAAGTATTTACATTGTCAGATGAGCTGTATGTACCTACTTTTTTAAACCAAGCAATTACACCAACTAATGCTCAAATAAGAAAACAAACACCATTTGGTACTGAGTTTGTTTTGCCTACATCTATTGATGGTGCTACTGTTTTTGTTGAAAAAGGTGGTAGAGCAATACGCGAGTACATTTATTCTGATGCAGAAGATGCTTATATATCTACTGCGGTTTCAACAGTAGCTACTCACTTAATAGAAACACCAGTTGATATGGCTGTTGTTCATTCTGGTTTTAGCACTCAAGAATCTTATGCAGCTTTAGTTATGAATAATGGGAATATGGCTTTGTTTAGTTCTAGTAGAGCTGAGAAACGTGCAGCTTGGACTAGGGTTACATCTCAATGCGACTTTAAATCTGTTGTGGCAATTGGAGATAGGTTGTTTTCTTACATTAAAGACACAAACAATATCTATACATTGTGTGAATTTGTAGGTGATATTGGTTTAGATAATTATATTTATGTAGCTTACGGCAATGGGACTGTAAGCGTCAGTAGCGCCTATACTACAGGCACTGTAGATGTAATTGGATATAACTCAACTAGCGGAGTATTTGCTTCTCTAGGCGAGTTTACTGTTAGTAGTGGTAACATTACTATGACTGCACATAGCGGTCATACTCATTTCTATGTTGGCAAAAAGTTTACAGCTAAAATTATTACTAATCCTATAGACACTGTGGTTGGCAATGGGCCAGTAACAGGTGACATACGCGGCATTGGGACAGTTGTTTTAAGTCTTAAAGATGCTACTTCGGTTAAAGTAAATAATAGAGCAATTTCAAACTTAAATGGATTTAGTGGAAACAAAGAGGTTAGGCTTCTCGGATACAATAGAAATCCTCAAGTAACTGTTGAGCAAGTTGATCCAATGCCTATGCAAGTTAATGGTCTTATTTCGGAGTTAATTTTATAGTGCAAATGATTTTTCAATTATTATCTGGTTTTATGTCAGCGAAAGCTAGCAAGGAAGCTGGTAGAGCAAGACAAGATGCAGCCAACATGGATGCGTTTAATACCGAAACCGAGAGAGAACAGGGCGAAGTCTTTGCAATGCAACAGGCTGCAGCTCGTAGGGCCGAGTTTGATTCAGCAACAGAGGCTAACATAGCTATGTTTTCTGTTGGTAGGGATATTGGTTCTGATAGGTCTGTTGAGGCTTTCTTAAATAAACAAAAAGAAATTGCTGCGACTGATCTTGGCAGACTTGATAATCAAAGACGAGCTGAGGCTAGTGCCAGAACAAGAGAAGCCATGGCTCTTCGCCGTGGCGGTAGAGTTGCTAGACGTGCTTCTTTACTTAAAGCTACTGGAACAATCTTTAATACTTTTTCTGATGCTTCAAAAACTGCTGCAAATGGAGGGACAAGATAAATGGCTGTAATTAGACAGAAAACTCAAGTCTTTAATAAGCCAGTTGGTGTGCGTAGGATAAACACTGGTGAAGCAGAAATGTGGGAACAAATCAGCCAGCAAGCTGACCAACTAACTGCTAGAGCTTTTGAGGCAGCAGCTAATAATGCTCGCACTGTTGGTGAGGAAACTGCTTTAGCTCAATCTAGTAAACAAATTTCAACTATAAATCCTCTTACTAATGAACCTGAGGCTTATACTCCACCAGCAGAGTTTGGAGAATTTGCCGCTGCTGCTTATCAAAGCATGATTAATAGAAGATTTGAAGAGTCAGTTAATTCTGAACTTACAGCAATGGGAGCAAGTATTGCTTCTAGTTCTAAAAGTGCGAGCCAATATCGTGATGATATGAGTAAGCATGTTAATAATATGTATAATGCAGCTGGAGAGAATACTTATTATAGCAGATATATTACTGAAAAAGGTACTAACTATGTCCACAAAACATACGAATCACTTAAAGCAAAAGAAATTGAAGAAACTAAAGCAGCGATTGAAAGGCAACAAATTGTTGCATCAATTCATGCTGGCAGAAATATAGCACAACAAATTGCATTAGGAATAGATCACAAAAAAATTGAGGAAGATATAGGTATAGAGTACATAAGAGCTTCTGATCTTTTTAAGACAGGTGCTATCACACCCTCACAATATAACTCCGCATTAGATACGCTTGATGGATATAGAGCTTTATCTTCTAATAATTCTTTAGCACAAATATACTCAAACATGACTGAAGCAAACCAAAATTTATTAATGATGGGAATTGATAACCCTAATGTGTTAATGACATTATCCAATGACACAGGAATTGGAAATTTAAATGAATTGGTGTCTGTTGCTTCTATAGCTAGGGGTAAAGATACTCTTCGATCTTCTTTAAAGGCTTCCCAAGAAGCAGCAAGTAATGTTCAACAAGATAATACCGCTACTCTTGTATCAAAACTTACGCCTCAGATTGCGCTTAGTCCAAGTTTTAATACTA